GTATTGGCCCAGCGTGCCCCGAGACGGCGTTTTCCGCTTCGAGGTATTGGATGCCCCCTGGCTGGATTTGGACGCCCTGCTGGCCGAAAACCCGAACTGGCGCGACGCCTCGCAGTGGCCCGTGAGCAGCCGCCGGTCCGCGATGATCCGCAAGCTGGCCAAGAAGCAGGGCGAGCCCACGGAGAAGCCCGGCCTGATCGGCGCGTTCTGCCGGGCCTACAGCATCAGCGCGGCCATAGACGCCTTCCTGCCGGGAGTGTATGCCCCCTGCGGGGAAGGCCGCTATACCTACGCGGCCGGCAGCACCGCGGGGGGCCTGGTGCTCTACGACGGCGACACCTTCGCTTTTTCCCACCACGCTACGGACCCCTGCGGGGAGCGCCTGGTGAACGCCTTCGACTTGGTGCGCTTGCACCTGTTCGGCGCCGAGGACGACGACGCCGCGCCGGATACGCCGATGAACAAGCTGCCGAGCTTCGGGAAAATGTGCGAGCTGGCCTCGAAGGACGGCGCGGTAAAGGGCGAACTCAGCCGCCAAAACAAGGCCATGCTGGACGAATTCGATGATCCCCCGAACTGGAAGACGTTACTGGAGTACGACAAGAAGGGGCGCCTAAAGGACACCCTGGAGAATTTGGCGCTCATCCTGCGTAACGACGAAAACCTGATCGGTATTGCCTTTAACCAGCACCGGGACGGTATCGCCGTGCGTGAGGCCGTGCCATGGGAACAGTTGAAACCCGGTTGGGGCGACGCTGATCAGGCAACGCTGCTTACGTATATCAGTGCGGAATATCGTTTGCATTCGCCCGGAAAAACAAAGACGGCACTGCTTGCCGTGGCGGCGGAACGCAAGTTCCATCCCGTGCGCGACTTCTTTAACAATCTACCAGATTGGGACGGCGCCGAACGGCTGGACACCCTGCCAGTTGTCTTCCTGGGAGCCGAAGACACGCCCTACGTACGCGCCGTGACGCGCAAGACTTTTGTCGCCGCCGTGGCGCGGACCTTTGAACCGGGCCGGAAATTCGACACAGCCTTAACATTCGTGGGCCCGCGCAAGATCGGAAAATCCACGCTGTACGCGAAGCTGGGCGGCAAGTGGTACGTTGAAAGCCTTTCCCTGGGCGACATGCACGACGGCAAGCGCGCAGCCGAAAAGTTGCAGGGCTGCCTCATACAGGAAATGGCCGAGCTGACGGGCATGAAAAAGGCTGACATTGAGACCATCAAGGCGTTCTTATCCCGCGCGGACGATGTTTACCGCGCAAGCTATGGCCTAAACGTGGAGAATCATCCGCGGCAATGCATCATCGTGGGAACCACAAACAACGACGAGGGTTTTTTGCGGGACATTACAGGCAACCGCAATTTCTGGATCGTCAACGTGACCGGGGATTGCCCTCGGAAGCCCTGGGATCTGACACAAGATGAAATAGGTCAGATATGGGCCGAAGCCATGTATTATTACAAACAGGGCGAACAGCTGCATCTGCCGCCAGAATTAGAGGACATGGCCGAGGAGCAGCAGGATGCCATGATGGAGACCGATGAACGCACGGGCGCTGTGGTGCAGTACCTCGAACGCTTATTGCCGTCAAATTGGGCCGCTATGCAGCCGTTTGACCGCCAACAATGGCTTGACGGAGGCTGTTTCGGGATGGAGGAACTCGGCACGGAGCGACGCGTGGAAGTCTGCAACGCGGAGCTTTGGGTAGAGTGCTTTGGCAAGCGGTTCCCGGACATGAAAAAAGCCGACAGCTACGATCTGAAAGCGATTATGCGGGGGATCCCCGGATGGGAGCGGCAAAAGGAGCTGAAACGCTTTGGGTGCTATGGCCCCCAGCGGTACTATAAGCGGGTGGAACAAGAGGGGTAACATGCGTTGTAACATGCGTGTAACAAGCGGATATCGGAAATCTTGTTACAGCAAAAAGTTGAAACAAAAAATTTTGTTACAGTTTTTGTTTCACCTTTCGTTACGGCCTCAAAACCTTATGCATAGCGAGTTTTAGCCATTATGTAACAAGGTAACAAGATATACTATATGGTTATTTTGTATTAGGTAGTAAATGGAATAGGTGTACTGCCTAATACGCATAATGCCTTATAGCGCGTGACGTGATGCGCGAGATTTAATAATTATAATAAGGGGGGCCGATCATGTTCGATGAACTTTACTGCGCAAACTGGCTGAAATACTACTTGCGCGAAATTTGGGAAAACCATCCAGCGCCATGCGAAAACGTCAGGACTGCCGCACAGGACGCGGGGTATAAAAAGCGCGAGTTAAACGCGGCAAGAAAAGACCTCGGCGTAATTACCTTGAGCGGAACTCACGGAGGTAAGTCTTTCAATTTTTGGTGGTTACCAGACGAGGTGGACGCCCCATGAGAGAAACCACCATTGAGCGCTACCTGTGCCGCCGGGCGCGTGAACAGGGCGGCAAAGCTTACAAGCTGGTGAGCCCCGGCAACGACGGCATGCCCGACCGCCTGGTGGTTATGCCCGGCGGCAGGGTTGCCTTCGTCGAGCTAAAGGCCCCGGGGGCCAAGAGCCGGCCGCTTCAGGTTTATCGGCAAGCGGAGTTGCGCGCCCTGGGCTGCGAGGTGTTCGCCGACGTCGCTGACAAGGGCAGCGTGGACGCACTGCTGGCGTGGATGCAGAGGGAGGTGATTTTCTGTGACAAAAACTATCCTTGACCCGTGCTGCGGCGGACGCATGTTTTACTTTGACAAACAGGATCCCCGTGTACTGTTTTGTGATTATCGGGAAGTCAAGCTTGACCTAATGAGCAACGGACGCACGATAGAGATTAAGCCTGACGTGGTTGCGGACGTGACCGCATTACCGTTTCCCAATGCATCATTTTGGCACGTCGTACTAGATCCACCACACCTAATTCGCGTGGGTGAAAATAGCTACATGGGGAAGAAGTATGGCCGCCTCCCGCCTGATTGGAGGACGTTTCTGCACGACGCTTTCGCGGAATGCTGGCGCGTGCTGCGCTCAAACGGCACTTTGATTTTCAAGTGGAGCGCTTGCCAGATTCCTGTAGCGCAGGTAGTTGACGCGATTGGTCGTCAGCCGCTGTACGGTCAGCGTAACGGAAAGCAGAGCAATACCCACTGGCTAGTTTACGTGAAAGAGGGCAACGCAGGGTGAAATATGTACCATACCCCTACCAGGTATACGCCGAACAGTTCATCCTTGAGCACCCCGCCGCCGGCTTGCTTTTGGACATGGGCATGGGCAAGAGTGTAATCACCCTGAGCGCGCTGTGCAAGCTGCTGTACGACTACTTCACCACCAACCGGGTGCTGGTGATCGCCCCGCTGCAGCCAGCGACGGAGACCTGGCCCGCTGAGCTTGAAAAATGGGACCACCTGCGGTGCCTGACCTATGCCGTGGCCGTCGGCGACGTCAAAGAGCGTATCGCGGCGCTGCAACAGGGGGCCGATATCACCATCGTCAACGTGGATGTTATCCCCTGGTTGGTGGCCCACTACAAACGGCGCTGGCCTTTTGATTGCGTTGTCATTGACGAACTGTCGAAATTCAAGTCCATGGGCGCGCGGTGGAAATCGGTGCGCCGGGTGCGCAAGTACATCAAGCGCATCGTGGCCCTCACCGGCACGCCGGCCCCCGACGGCTTGATCGGCCTGTGGCCGCAAATGTACCTGCTGGATGGCGGTGCGGCCCTGGGCCCTACCTTGACGAGCTACCGCGAGCAGTATTTCCGGGCCGACAAGTACATCAACGGCCACCCGGTGCGCTGGACGCCGAAGCCCGGCGCCGAACCCAAAATTTACAGCCGACTGGAAGGACTGTGTGTGAGCATGATGAGCGAGGACTACATACAACTGCCTGAGCGCCTGGACGTGCGCCATAACGTGACCCTGCCGCCGGATGCCCTGGCCAAGTACCGGCAGATGGAACGCGACATGCTGCTGCCGTACACTATCGCGAAACGCGACGCCAATATGCCCGATCCGCCGCATATGATCAACGGCGCGGCATACGACAGCAGGGACGGTTATATCAACGCGGGCAGCGCTGGGATCCTGGCCAACAAGCTGCTGCAAATGGCCGGCGGCGCGGCCTACGACAGTGAGGGGCGCAGCGTTTTACTGAACAACGCCAAGCTTGAAGCTTTACAGCAGCTGATCGACGAGGCCAACGGGCAACCGGTGCTTGTGTTCTACGGCTTCAAGCACGAGCTGGCGCGATTGCAAGCGCGGTTTCCTGCGGTGGACGTCCGGGAGCCGGGAGCGGTGGAGCGGTGGAACCGCGGCGAGATCCCCGTCATGCTGGCCCACCCCGCCAGCGCCGGCCACGGCCTGAACCTTCAGGACGGCGGGCACATCGCCGTGTGGTACAGTTTGCCGTGGTCCCTGGAGCTGTACCAGCAAGCCAACAAGCGCCTGCACCGCATGGGGCAAAAGCACCCTGTGCTGATCCACCACCTGGTGGCCGCCGGCACCATTGACGAACATGTGCTGGATGTGTTGTCCGGCAAGGCTAAAACGCAGGACGGGCTATTGCAGGCCCTGAAGGCGAGAATGGAGGAGATAGCTGATGCCTGACCTGAAACACTGTCCCAGGTGCCTAAGATGCAATGAAGCCGTTTTTACTGACAACAGCTGTGCAGTTTGGGTTAAGTGCGATAAGTGCGGAATACGCACGAGAGAGCATTTATACGACAGATTTATTCCGGGAGACTACACATCTGCCATGCAGGAAGCTGCTGACGACTGGAACCGCCGCACGGAGCGCACGTGCTCAATTGTCGGCGACATAATGGCTGATGAGATGGTTGCATGCGATAAGTGTGGATTTCGTTACTGCAAAATCATTGATGCATCCGCCGCATGGATTGAGCCTCGAATTAACTACTGCCCTGGGTGCGGGGCGAAAATTGAGAAGGAGGACAACAGCGATGCTTAACGAGAACTGCAACCCCGGCGACACCTTCGCCCTTGGGACCCACGACGGAAAGCCCCTGCAATGGCGCGTCCTGGACGTGCGCGACGGCAGGGCGCTGCTACTCTCGGAGGTAATCCTGGAGCGCAAACAATACCACGATAAGCTGGAGCCCGTTGCCTGGGACACCTGCTCGCTGCGCCAATACCTGAACGGCGAGTTCTACAAGAGCTTCAGCGAAGCCGACCGCGCCCGCATCGCCCTGACGCGCAATGAGAACCCGGACAACACCTGGGGGCGCACGCAAGGCGAACCATTCGGTACGCCTGGCGGCAACCCTACGGACGATCACATCTTCCTGCCGAGCGTTGCTGATGTCCTGAGCTACTTCCCCGGCCTAAAGCCACATAAGGACAGCTACGGTGATGAGTGGTGGTATGAGGCGGACGAGCAGCTGATGGCAAAGCTGAACGGCAACGGGTTCTGGTGGTGGCTGCGGTCGCCCGGCGCGTTTCAGTATCTTGCCGCGCGTGTCCTCACGGACGGCTATGTCTACCTCCATGGCCGCTACGTCTCTCGCGAGGGTGGTGTTCGCCCTGCTTTGTGGGTCAAGCTGGAAGGAGGGCAACAGCGATGAATGAACTGCATTTGTTCCGGGGGCGTGCCGGATTCAAGGAGTGGCATTATGGAGCATATAACGAGGGATTTGGCTATCCAGCCATCATGACGAAAGATGGCAACTATAGCGTCGACCCCGCCACCCTGGGCCTGTGCGCCGGATTGCGGGACAAGAACGGGAAGCTGATATTCGAGGGGGATATTGTCGAGGCCACACTTCCGAGCTACCAGGCCGGAAAAAATGAGCCGACAGGCAAATATACAACGCGCGGGATTGTTTCTTATATGTTTGACGCCCCGGAAAAGCGATACCAATACGCGCCACGCTGGTGCGTTGAAAAATCGCTGGATTCGCGCGGGATCTATGTTTCCCGGGAGCTATGGGCGGGCATCAATGGCTGGCAAGATGGGTGGGAAGTCGTCGGCAATATCCACGATAATCCGGAGCTGATGGAGGTGCCACATGGATAAGCAACACATTATTTGTTGTTTGCGCAATATTGCAGGAGATACAAGGCAGGATCGGGCGGAAATCCTCCGGGCCGCCGCCGACATGCTGGAGTAGGGCGGCTTCGGGCAATGGATTGACGTGCGGGAGCGGCTACCGGAAATGCCTGGGATTTACCTTGTATATCTGGTGTATCGCGCGGGGAGCGAAACGTCTGTCAAGTACTTTATGGCAAACGGGCATTGGCAGGACGGGCCGACCGGGGAGCGTGTGGATGATTATGTTGACTACTGGTTGCCGCTGCCGCCAGCGCCGGGGGAGGTAGAATGAAGGATATTTACGCAGTGGATTTTGATTCGTTTTCATATTGTTGCCCATTCTTTGACGGCGAAGACGAATCCAATAATGGCTACGGCTGCAAAAGCGAGGAAGACGGGGACGGAAATAAAGATGAAAGCGGCGTTTGGCACAGGGCATGCTTCAGCGCTGACTGCCCGGTATGCAGCAACATCTATCCGGAAGACATCGACAGAGATGATATTGAGTGGGATGGGTGCAATCCTGACCCAGAGGATTCAAGCCTGGAGTTTGGCGAAAGCGGGATATGCATTGTTCACCTTGGACCGGACTCGCTGCCAGAAGCTCGCGAGGCATGGCTGGATTATCAGCGGTACATGAATAGGTACGACAAAGACTGGAAGCCGATGCTGCCTGCGCCGGGGGAGGTATCGTAATGATCGTAGCGAAAACAAAAATGCGTAAAATCCCAGACGGCTGCGGAAAGTGCCGTTATGGGAGGGGGCTCACAGGAAGCTACTGGTGCCTGATTGAGCAGCATTGGAAGATCCCGACAAACATGAAGATATCTAGGGAGCGGCCCAAGTGGTGCCCGCTGATGGAGGTTGATGATAATGATACCTAGGCCAATTTATATCCCCAAAGCCCGTGCCCGCGAGTACGGCGATTACGCTTGCAACATTTATCGCGGCTGCAACCACGGCTGCGTCTACTGCTTCGCGCCGGGCGTGTTGCGCATGAGCCGCGAAGAATTTTCGAACGTGACCGTGCGTCAAGATATCGTGGAGTCGGTCAAACAGCAGCTGGATCGGGAACGGATCGCCGGGAAGCTCCTTCACCTTTGTTTCACCTGCGACCCCTACCCCGCCGATATCGACACCACGCCCACGCGGGGGGTCATCCGGGTAATCAAGGAAAGCGGGAACCATGTGCAGATTCTCACGAAAGGCGGGGTTCGCGCGGGGCGGGACTTTGATCTGCTGGATGAGAACGACTGGTTTGGTGTGACGTACACCGGAGCCACAAAAAGTCAGGAGCCGAAAACGGCCAGTGGCGTTGATCGTATCTGGACGCTCGTTCTGGCGAAAGAGCGTGGGCTCAACACCTGGGTATCTTGCGAGCCTGTGCTTAATCCTGGGGCAATATATGAACTTATCGCGCAAGGTTACTATATTGACAAGTTCAAGATCGGCAAGCTGAATCATTACAGGCCGGAGGATTTGGGCCTTGCCCCCATCGACTGGGCCGCCTTCGGGCGCGAGTGCGAGCGGCTTTGCAAGCTTCACCGGCGCAATTATTATCTCAAAGAGGACTTGCGCCGGGAGATGGAGGCGGCGTCGATATGAAATGCAATTACCGCTACAAAACACCAAGAATCAGCACCGAAGATCAGGCCCTGTTTGACCTAGCCCTGCACGCGACGCCTGCCGGTCTACTTTTGCGGGTCATCACGGATGCAAACCGTAGGCAGGTCTATGATGCGCTGGATTCTCTTGGGGCTGAGGCCCGCCTGGACGCAATGCTGCGAGAAACGGAAGAGAGGGGCGAATACGATGAACCGAACTGAATTATTAGCCGCCACAGTGCGCGAAGAATCAGCGCCGCTTCTAAATGCTCACGGCGAATATGTTGTAAAATTCGCTGAGAATCACGGAATCAGCATAGCGGAAGCGCACGAACATCCGATGGTAAAGGCCCATTTGGAATATTTTCAAGCTGCGTGCTACGGAGGAAACGCTGATGACCAGGGCTGAACTACTCGCCGCTTGCGCCGGCCCCATCGACTTCACCGCTGCGATGGCCCGCGCGTGCCACGAGGGCCGCAAGACCAGGACCATGCGGGTGATGAAGGATTTGCCTGAAGGGACTCACTGCATAGAACAGGATGAGGTGGGCAGGTGGATTGCGTGGTGGGAACGTCACCGGAATGACAACGGACGCGCGTGTTTGTCGGCGGGAGGGACATGGATAAAGCCAAGGCATTCCGTTGGAGATATCCTCTACGTGCGGGAGCCGTGGAGGAACGGCGACTGCTGCGATAACCTTTTGTTCGATTGCGGGAGAGGGGTGGCAGATTGCGAAATCTTTCTTAGTCGATACATGTATCAGGGTGATGATTTCCCTTGTAGGGATGCGTGCGAATGGAGCCCACCTGAAACCATGCCGCCCGAAGCGGTCCGCACCTTCTTGCGCGTGACCGGCGTGAAGGCGCAGAGGGCGATGGATATAACGATTGATGAATATTGGGCGGCAGGTATGGAGGTCACATGCGATTGCGATGAATACGGGCCACCATATTGCGTAGGGGATGATTGGACGCTTGCGCAAGCGGATGAAGATGATTCTTGTTCACTGCGAGATGCGTGGCGTAAAGTTTTTATTCTATCTACCCACCCGAGCACTGGGGCGAAAATCCCTGGTGCTGGGTGTATGAGCTGGAAAAGTTGGAGGTGGGCATAAATGACGAATAAAGAATATTTTCCGCAATGCAATGACAAGAGGGCTTGTAGTTGTTGGTTCTGCTACGGCGGAGAGTGCAGGATACTGCGGGATACATACCCGGAACAGAAGCCGTGTCCGTTCTTTAAGCCGAAGGAGCGGGACGCTTAGCGGAGGGAGGATGTCAATGACCGCGAAAGAGGTTAAAGAGCAGCTTCAGTTTGAGGCGAAAATAATCCGAGACTATCGCGATCGCATCGAGCGGCTGCGCGGTGGATCTTCGCGCAATGCGGAGACTGTGTCCGTGCAGGGCGGTAAGCGCGGAGACCCAGTATCTCGCACTGTCTGCGAGATCGTGCGCTTAGAGGGGCTGATGCGGGGCCATATTGACCGCGTTTGGGACCACCTGGCTTATTGCGATACACAGCCACAGCGTGACGTGCTAAAGTTTCGCTACATGCATTGGATGCGCTGGGAGAAGATTGCATTGGAGATGAAGTATTCCGAGCAACACGTCTACAGGCTTCATTGGCAAGCAATGAGAGTTATTTCCGAAAAACTCTCTACTTTGCCAGAAAGCTTGCATGAGAGCTAAAAGTGTGCTAAAATGTCAGTGTGAAATGTTCTCGAAACTTTCTTCTGCTTATGTAGCGCTCCCTTTCAACCGTTAGCCAGGTGGCAGTAATCGGCCGGTAGCGTCAAACGGAGACCGCTAGTCGGCGCGGGTAGCCAGCCCCGCCCGCCTGACCAAGCACCTTAAGCCGCCTAGAGCGGAACGTGTGCTTGCCGCATATGCGGCGAAATACGAAACGAAAAGGCCCCCGCTCGCTACAAGATTTGCGGGAGCCTTTCCGTTTCAACTTTTTTAGCGCGACAGCATGTTAGCGCAGCTTCCCGATCCAGTCGAACAAGTCCTGCAG